ATGAATATTAAACTAATTGTTCGTGAGCCTTCTACAATGTCTGATGCAGTTAAGTTTATGATTGGTGATTATAATGATACCGTTCTTGTTGGCATGCCTGACACATATATATTAAATGCTCAAGTTAATATTTACAAAGAAATGATGAAAGAAGATAAAGCAGACTTGGTTCTTGGTATTTGGGAATGTAGTGAAGAATTAAAAGGTAGGGTAGGACAAGTCAAAGTTGTTGATGGTAAAGTTATTGAATCTGAAGATAAGGTAGACAATTGTGACTACTCAGACATGTGGGGCACAATGTTATTCCGAAAGAATATGATAAGATATATTGACCCTGAATTAGATCATCCAGGAAAACAATTAAAAGAGTGGATATCTAAAGGTGCTAATATTAGGGCAGTAAAACCTGGTGGTCAGTACATGGATATTGGAACACTAAAAGGATTGAAGCACCTATATAAAGAAATGGACTTATGAAGCTAGGAATAATTGCAAGGTCTGACAATACTGGGCTAGGCAATCAAACTAAAGAGCTTGTTAAGATGCTTAATCCTGACAAGGTTCTTCTCATTGACTCTTTTAATTTCAATGGCAATAAACAACATCCAGAATGGTACCAGGAGTATAACTGTGTAACAACTAAGCGTGGCATGGCATCTAAAGAAGAGGTCTACGAGTTCTTAAAAGGCCTTGATGTTGTTCTTAGTTGTGAAATATTTTATAATCAATCCTTTGTTTCTATAGCAAAAAGAAGAAAAGTTAAAACTGTACTTCAGTATAACTATGAATTTTTAGATCATTTAGCAAATCCAGACTTAGAGTTGCCAGATGTTTTAATAGCTCCAAGCCTATGGAATTTTGAAGATGTTGTTGACAAGTTTGGGGATAAAACAAAAGTTGTTTATTTACCACCACCAACTGATATTAATTTATTTTCTAATGCAAAAGAAATAAATACAAGTAGAACACACAAAAGATTATTACACATTGCTGGCAAGGCTGCAGTTAAAGATAGAAACGGCACTAACACAGTAATTGAAATGCTTAACTATTCTGTTGGTGATTATGAGCTGGTAGTTAAAACTCAAAGTCAATTAGATATAAAGTGTGATGATCCAAGATTAACGATTGATACTTCAAACCCAGATAGCCACCAGAGCCTGTATGAGGGCTTTGACGCTATGATACTGCCTAGAAGGTATGCTGGGTTGTGTTTACCAATGAATGAAGCCCTGATGAGTGGTCTACCAGTTTTTATGACTGACATATCACCAAATAATAAATTACTTCCAAAAGATTGGCTAGTTCCTTCACAAAAAATAAGTACACTGATGACAAGAACTTTATTAGATGTATATGAAGCTAACCCTAAAGAGCTTGCCAAAATGATTGATAACTATTTTAGTAATGATAACACAGTAAAAAAAGAAAAGGCTGCAACTATTGCGTTTAAAAACTTTGATCCATCTATTCTAAAGAATCAATACCTTCAGATTCTGGAAGGATAAACTCTTCTGAGAATCTTTGTTTTAAATCTCCAAGAGTCATAAACGTTGCTTTTCTGTCTTTTATAAATTCAATATTTGTTCTAAGTTCTTTAATCTTATAGTCTGTAAACTTTAATATATAATAAGATAACCATAGATCATCAATGATCCAATATTCTTCAGGGCAATCAAAAAAGTCTTCATTTAAGAATAGCTTAGATTCACAGATAAGACCACCTGTTCCAGCATAATTACCTAGCTCATTACCAACAATCTTAATCTTTCTTTTGTATCTTGCATTAACTCTATGTGCCCAGAAAGATTTCACGCAATCGCTTTCATATTGTCTATGACATTCTTGTATAAAAGTATTTGGAATTATTTCATCATCATCAATAAATATTATTTTTTCATATCCTTGTTCAGCAAGATCTCTTGCCAATAAAAATCTAGCAAACTGTTTAAATTCATTGAAGTAGTTATGAATAGTTATATTTAAATTACCTTTATATTTATTTAAATAGGCTAACAGCCTTTCATTTTGGTTTGAATTATCAACAATATAAAAATCAAAGTCTTTGTCTGTTTGATTATTCAAACAGGCCAAAGTAACCTTAAGGTTTTCAAACCTTATATAGGTACACATTATTAAAGCTGTATTTGACATATTAATCCATTATAGTATAAAAAGAAGACCAGCCTATTTCTAGGCTGGCCTCCATAATATAACTACTTTGCAGCAGTCTTCTTAACAGGTGCCTTCTTAGCAGCCTTCTTAGCAGGTGCCTTAGCAGCCTTGAGAGCCTCATCTACGGCCTTAGCATCTGGCAATACACCAAATGCCTTATCGTTAGGGTTGAGTGCTCTAATGGCTACTGGAGCGATTGCAGCAACAAGTGCTGTCCATAGATCCTTTGGATCTGTTACTCCTGCCATGTATAGGGCAAGTCCTGATGCAAGCACTGAGCGACCATACGATGCTAGTAGTGCTTCTAGTTGTTTCTTATTCATTTTATTCCTCCTAGGATATAACTCGTGTTAGTAATGTAAAGCCAATCCATAGACCAATAATTCCTGCGACTCCCGCAAAAACTGGTGGTGCTGGCACTGGCAATTTGAATGCTGCGAACACGACACCGCATCCAAAACCTGTTAGTGTTGATAGTATTATATCTTTCACTTAACTTCCTCTTCTTCTTTTGGCAATAGCTTTGTAAGTTCTTCATATGCCTGTGTTATCTTTTTAAGTGCAAAGTAGTTTGGCTGCATTGAAGTAAAATCTCCATACTCTTTAAAGTATTGTATTTCTGGTTCAATATCATTAATAAACTTACTAAGACCAGACTGAACTTCTTCAATATAATCAAAAGCTGAGTCACGAGAATCAGAAAGAAATTTAATAAAGCTTTCTTGGTGAGCATCATTATCTAGTTTAGTTTGAGATGACATCAAGTTTTCAATTTTTGAATATGCCACAGAAAGTTTTTTTACATTATTTTTTAATGCTCTAACCTTAACAGATAATACTGACAAGACAGATAATGAAATAAAAAGTAAAGATCCAAGTATGACTATAACTTCTATCATATATTATGCCAACGCCTCTCTTGTTACTAGCACTATTGCGCCTTCCATTTCTAGTCCATGCTTCAGTTGAACAACATATTGCAATGCTGCTATTTTTTCATCATGTGTTAGATGTGTAAAATGTCTTTCATCTAATTTTATAGTAAGAAAGTGTTCGTTGTCAATAAGCTGTACAGAAAAACCTTTAGGTGCTTTTATAGCATGAAAAGCTCTACGCATTGAGTCTGTGTACATTATCTATTATCTTTCTTATCTACATAATGAAACAAGTCTTCTAAAGATTCCCAACCAATGTCTTCTTTTATTTCTAGTGCTGCAAGAAAAATATCCCATGTTTCATAAACATATTGCTTTGCTAATACTGTTGGTTCAACCAATTCGTTATCAACTAAAAATGCAATTGGCAGACCAATATCGTTGTACTCAATAAAATCTTTAAAATATTTATCAGACTTATAGTCCATCCAAAGTTCACCAAGGATGGCACACATTGATTCAAAGCTAGTTACATCTTCTCCATTGTTAGAGATTTCCACATCTCACCCCATTTTTCTTTTGTCCTATGTCTGCTGAACTCCCGTGATATTTCACCATTCTCTAAGTATATACCACCCCAGACACCCCACTCTTTACTAGATACACCATTAGCAAAGCATATCTTTTGAACTGGACATGACTGACATAGATTATCTATGATTGGTCTAATAAGCTCATCGTCCTCATATTTATCAAAAAATAAATTTGTATCTGAGCCAAAGCAAGCACCTTCATCTTTCCACAAGTGTTGCTTCATTTTTATTCCTTATATCTATTTGGAATATCCCAGCCATTGCGATCAGGTACAAATGTCTTTGCCAAAAACCATTTACCATTACGACGAATTCCATTAACAGCAGTCTTGGCAACATCAGACTGCTTAGTTTCTACAACTGTCCAACCATCCCAATGTAAGTTGTAGTTCTTTGCTACAATCTGTTCCATTGTCTTTAAATCTTTTACAATCATTTTTTACCCCTTAGTATCTAAAAATTCCGACTTCAATATTATTTTTTTCTGCAGTTGTAACAAGTCTTGATACAGCCTGCTTTGGCTTACCCAAAAATGCAAGGTAGTTTACGCTAGATATGTTTTCTTCAACCCAGGAAGCAGGAACTTTATAGAACCTGATCTTTCTTCCACGAGACTTCATTCCTCTTTCTGATAGATTACAAAACTCAGAAACAAAAGAGTTTATTGAAGCTGGCCCAGCAGAATAAACTGTAAACTCTTTGTCTCCATCTTGCATTCCAGAAAGAGCAACACTCATGGCACGAAGAAAGACTTGGTAATTATTAAAGTCAGCCGTTCCATGTACTGCTACTATCATCAGAATTTCCATTCTTTAAACTATCCAGTATGAATAGCATCTTATCAATATCCCGCTTTGACATATTGTTTGTGTCAACTGGCCTAACAGTTTCTGAGTCTACTTCCCCATCTACTGCATCTGCCACATAGAACATATTGTTATGTACCCAGTATGCACTATCTTCTATTATCAGCACCTTTACCGTATTATTACGA